TTTTTTTTTTGTTAACGATTGTGTTACAATGTTGTTATGGTTTTGTTTGGGGTATATAGGTGTATGTGTGTGTATTGTGTGTTTTTGTGTATTTACTTTTTTAGGTTACTGTATGTGCTTATAGTATATATATATATATATGGGGTGGTGATGTCACTTTTTTTGGGTTTTGTTCGTTATTATTAGTGAGTGGTTAATTTTTTTTGTTCACCGGAGGGGGTGTTTATGTCTTACGCGAATATGGATGGTGTGCCTACGCAGACTGCTGGTACGAGCGAGATTCTGGCTAGTGACTGGAATACCTACGTCCGTGATAATTTTGATTCGATTAAGTTTGGCCATATTGTTTGTACTTCGTCTACTCGGCCTACGGGTATTTCTGAGGGTACGATGATTTATGAGACTGATACGAATAAGGCGCTGGTTTATAATGGTTCGTCGTGGATTGAGATTCATGATTTGGATAATAATGGTGGTGTGAGTGATGCTGCATTGAGTGTTGCTCCTGCTGGTGTTGTTTCGTCGTTGCCTGGTTCGCCTACGGATGGTCAAATTATTTATTATACTGCGGATGCTACGAATGGTGTATATTGGCAGTTGCGGTATCGTAGTGCTTCTTCTTCTTCGTATAAGTGGGAGTTTATTGGTGGTTCTCCTTTGACTGCTGCTGTTTTGACGGAGCAGAGTCTTGGTTCTACGACTAGTACGTGGGTTGATCTTAGTACTTCTGGCCCGTCTATTACGAATCCGCTTGCTGGAGATTATCTTATTGAATGGTCAAACCGTTTTAGCCTCAGTAGTAATGCCGCGTTTATTGCGTCTGGTATTGCGTTTGGGGCTACCGATCCGACAGGAGTTAATCCGGGTAATCAGTGGGTAGTTGGTGCTGGTATTGCAGCAAATACGCAGGGGGCAGTAGCGTCGGCTGATGTTAAAACGAGTCTTGCTGCGTCAACTGTAATTAAACTTCGTTATTGGCAAGGTCAAACTAATAATACTGCTGCTAATCGTTTTCTTAAGGTTACGCCAATTCGCGTTGGTTAATGTTTTAGGAGTTAATTGTGTTCAATTCTAATGTGCAGCCTAAGGTGCGTAAGACTGATGTGCCTAAGGAGCCTTGGTTGTGTATGAAGTGTAATGCTGAGAATGCGTATTATATGCGTCGTTGTGGTGAGTGTAATGAGCGGAGGCCCCATTAGGAGGGATTGTGCCTAATTATAATTTTAAGGATGGTGTGACTGTTCAGGCTAAGGATCTTGAAGAGTTACTTTTGACGTATCCTGAAAAGTTTGGTTGGTTCTTGTCTAGGGGGTATGCTCCTCATTATTATCAAGCATTGTTTCATTCGAATACGAATGCTGGTCATTTGACTCGTTTTCGTCATTTAGTTGCTGGGCGTCGTGGAGGTAAGACTCTTTCGGCTGCCTGGGAAGTGTTGTTTTATTGTTTGTATCCTTCTCAGTTTCATTTGGATGCTTATGGTAAAGAGTCTGATAATCCGTTATGGGTTTGGGCTACGAGTAAAGATTATAAAGTCTTGCGTCCCGCTCTCCTGACTTTGCGTAAGGTTATTACGGAGGCTGGAATGTCTATCGGTAAGGATGTGAAGGAGAATCGCGGCGCAATGACTTTTGAATTTCCCAATGGTTCGTTGATTGAGTTTAAGTCTTCGGATGATCCTCAGTCTCTTCGTGGTGCTGGTCTTGATATTCTTTGGATGGACGAGGCCGCGTTTATTCGGAATGAGGAGCCTTGGCAGGTTATGCGTCCGGCTTTGTCGGATAAGCAGGGTCTTCTTATTACGACGACTACTCCTGATGGTAAGAATTGGTTTTATGAGGAATTCTGGTCGAAGGATGCTATGAAGGATCCTAATCAGGGGCGTGTGGAGTATCGTAGTATTGATAATCCGTATTTTCCGAAGCGCGAGTGGGAGTATACGAAGCAGCGGTATCATCCGCTCTTGTTTGCGCAAGAGTATATGGCCGCGTTTGATAGTATGGCTGGTCGGGATCTTGCTGGCGAGTGGTTGCAGTATTATTCTGAGGATGATCTTCCGCGTAATGTTGATGGTTCGTTGCAGAAATTGCGTAAGTATATTGGTGTTGATCCGGCTGTGAGTATGAGTGGTCGCGGGGATAGGTTTGTGATTAGTGTGGTTGGCGTGTCTGATTCGAATCAAGTGTTTTTGTTGGATCAGTATGCCGCGAAGATTCCTTTTGCTGACCAGTTGGAGAAAATTCAAGAGTATCATATTCGGTATCAGCCGGATATTATTGGTATTGAGTCGAATGCGTATCAGGCTGCGCTTGTGCAGCAGGCTGAGCGTTTGCCGAGTATGCCGCCTATTGTGCCTATTTTTGCTAAGGGTAAGAAGTATGAGCGTATTATGGCGATGAGTCCTTTGTTTCGTATTGGTAAGGTTCGTATTAAGGCGGAGCATAAGGATTTTATTGATGAGTGGATTAATTATGATGCGAGTGTGAGTAATCCGCGCGACGACTGTTTGGATAGTGTTGAGATTGCTTTGCGGACTGCTGGGGCTTTGTTGGGAGAATCGTTTATTGATCCTCCTACGCCTAGTATTGATGGTTTGCCTGATTGGGTTCTTAAGGATCGTCCTGGTGTGCGTCGCCGGGAGGATGATTATGTTGACGAGTATATGGGGAGTATGTGGTAATGCCTGGATTTATTGAGATTCGTGGTAATGGTGCTGATGCTGTTACGGGTGAGCGGTGTGCTCCTGGTGAGCGTGTGTTTGATACGGGTATGCGTAATCGTATTATGCCGTATATGAGTAATCATCGTACTCGTGTTGTTAAGGAGGCTACGATTGTTTGGTTGGCTGAGCAAGCGGGACTTAAGATCTGCGGAGGAAAGTGCGATTGTAAGTCTGATGAGCGAGTTTCTGAGCCTGCACCGCTCGTGGAGCGAGAGGATGCTGGAGTTGGAGGCGGAGAGGTTGAGGCTGGAGAGGTTGAGGCTGGAGGGGGCAAGCCCGCTAAGCGACGTGCCTCTGGGGCATCTAAGGGTAAGTGAAGAGGAGCAGGATGCTGATTGGGCTTTGAATAATCAGATTATTTCTCCTCAGGAGTATAATGATATTCTTGCTAGTGCTGGTTTGCAGCCGAGTGATGTTGAGTTTATTTAGGGGGTGATTCTGTGGAGGAATATCCGGATGAGATTTATGGGGGGCCTCACGACGGGCTTCCTCCAGCGGATAGCCTTGTGAAGAAGGTTGACGAGTTGTCGCGTCAGCGTGAGATGCTTGAGCGGCAGTGGAAGTTGAATCTTTCTTTTTATAAGGGTAAGCAGTATGTGTTTTATAATCGGAAGTCTAGGCGTATTGAGTCGCTTCCGACGGATGAGGGTGATAAGCCACGTTATCGTGTTCGTATGGTTGCGAATCAGATTGCGCCGCATTCTCATGGTTTGTTGGCGCGTTTGACGAAGACGAAGCCGACGTTTTTTGCTACTCCTGGTCAGGCTAATTATGAGGCGATGAAGGCGACGGAGGTTGCTGAGTCGTTGTTGGAGTATTGGTGGGATAAGTTTAGTCTTGCGTCTAAGCGCGAGGAGGCTATGCTTTGGTCGATTATTTGTGGTAATGGGTTTTGGAAGATTAGTTGGGATGATAAGCAGGGTTCTAGTATTCGTATGATGGTGGATCCTGATGGTAATCCGATTGTTAATCCTATTATTGAGAATTTGTTTAAGCAGCGGTTGGAGGCTTTTGGGATTGAGTCTGAGCAGTTTGAGGAGGAGGTGTTTGAGGGCGAGATTCGTGTTGATGTGATGTCGCCGTTTGATGTGCTTCTTGATGATACTGCTCAGGTGTTTGAGGATTGTAAGTTTGCGATTTGTATTCATCCTATGAGTCCGGATGAGATTTTTAAGCGGTATGGTGTTCGGTTGAAGCCGAATGCTGTTAATCGGTATCCTGATGAGACGCTTCCGGGTGTGTTTGGGAATACTGATGCGAAGACGCAGGAGAATGTTCGGATGGTGTATATTGGGTATTTTCTTCCGTCTCCTGAGTTGCGTGAGGGTCGGTATGTGGTGTTTACGAAGGATCCGAATATTGTGTTGTTTGATGGTCCTTGGCCGTACCCGTTTTTGCAGTTGCCGCTTGTGAAGTTTCCTGGGATGCGTATTCCTGGACAATTGTATGATACGAGTGTTGTTGAGCAGGCGATTCCGCTTCAGAAGGAGTTGAATCGTACGTTGTCGCAGATGATTGAGTATAAGAATTTGACGTTGAAGCCGCAGATGCTTGCGCCTGTTGGTTCGTTGCGTCAGCGTATTACTGATGAGCCTGGGGCTATTTTTGAGTATAATCCTGTTGCTGGTCGTGTTCCGGAGAGTATTCCGATTCCGAGTTTGCCGGGTTATGTGTTTGATAGTTTGCAGGATATTGGGCAGCGGTTGAAGGATGTTTTTGGTTTGAATGAGATTCTTCAGGGTGATGTGCCGCCTAATGTTGAGGCTGGTGTGGCGATTGATTTGTTGCAGGAGGCCGCTGTTGATCGGTTGGCTCCGCAGATTCTTATGATGGAAAAGAGTCTTGAGCGTGCTGGTAATCTTATGTTGGAGACTGCGCAGAAATATTATAATGAGCCGCGTTTGTTGACTCTTAGCGGTGTTGGTTCTAAGCCGAAGGTTGAGCGGTTTGAGTCGGCTGATATTCTTGCTGGTGTTGGTGTTAGGGTTGAGACTGGTTCTGGTTTGCCGCGTACTCGTGCTGGGCGTCAGGCTCGTGTAATGCAAATGCTTCAGATGGGGCTTATTAGTCCAACGAAGGCGTATAAGTATTTGGATATGGCTGATTTTAAGACGCTTCAGGCTCAGTTTGAGGCGGATGAGGAGCAGGCTATGCGTGAGCATGAACGGCTTGTTAATAATCAGCCTGTTAATGCTAGTGCGGCTGCTCAGGCGATGCAGCAGGTTATGATGCAGTTGCAGGCTCCTAATATGGATCCTGTTACGAATCAGCCTATTCCGCTTGATCCGAGTATGCTTATGCAGGCTATGGAGGCTGGGTTGCAGCCGTTGCCGTTTGAGAATAATGCTGCGCATTTGGAGACGCATAGTTTGTATATGAAGTCTCCAGAGTTTGAGGAATTGCCTCTTGATGTGCAGGAGCGTTTTCAGAAGCATTACGAGTTTACTGTTCAGGCGTTGCAGGCGAAGGAGGCTCCGTCTGGGGATCCGCCGCGTGTTTCGCTGCAACTTCGTGGTGCTGTTGGTCCGACGACGGGCAGTAAGATGCTTAATCAGGCTGGTGTTAAGGGTGTTACTCCGCAAGAGTTGTTGGAGCCGCCGCTTGATACTGTGGTTATTGATAATAAGGATAAGCCTAATGCGGAGGAGCCTGGTGGTACTGGGTTGGCTTCGTATCAGGAGAATGTTCTTCAAGAACTGACTCAGAGGGACGCGCTTCATCGTCAGAAGATGGAGCAGTCTTATGAGGAGGAGATGAGCAAGGTTGGCTTCTAATAAGCGTATTGAATGGTCGGATGAGGATAAGGCGGCTGCGTACGTAGTGTGGGTGTCGAATGAAAAGAATGTTCGGCGTACGAGTCGGGATACTGGTGTTCCTCATGGTACGTTGCGGTATTGGGTAAAAGAGTGGGAGGAGCATGGTCCTCCTGATAAAGTTATGGATGAGATTCCTGCTCGCGCGTATGAGTTTATTCATCATGCGGGTCGTGTGCGGGAGTCGGCTATGAATAAGTTGGAGGAGTTGATTCCTCAGGCCGAAGTGAAGCAGTTGTCAGCAATTGCTACGGTAGTTGGGATTATGGATGATAAGATTCGTCTTGCTACTGGTCTTGCTACTAAGCGAACTGAGACTGTTCATACGCTTCCGTCTAAGGAGGATATGAAGGAACTTATGAGTGGTTTTGTTGAGGGTCTTGTTGGTGCGGCTGAGAGTCGTGCTGCTGAGATTGTTGATAGTGAAGTGATTGTTGAGGAGCAACCCGAATACGCGGGACTCTTAGAACAAAAGGGGTAGGAGATGAGTGAGGTTGATTTGGATGGCGCGTTGAATGCGCTTGCTTCGGAGTTGCCTGATGAGGCGATTGAGGCTCCGGAGGTTTCGGATGAGGCTGTTGTGGAGGATAATCCTGTTGAGCAGGAATCCTTTACGGGGTTTGATCCGAGTGTTCTTCCTGATGATCTTCAACAGGTGTATAAGTCTATGCAGGCTGATTATACTAGGAAGACGCAGGAGGTTGCGGAGATTCGTCGTCAGGCTGAGACGTTCTCTGAGTTGGGAGTTGATCCCGAGCAGGCGGTTGGTGTTGTCGAACTCTTTCAGCGTTTGCAGTCTGATCCTCAGTTTGCTACTGAGTTTGTTTCGGATATGCAGCGCCAGTTGGAGCAAGCCGGTTATACTTCTCGTCCTGTTGTTGAGGAGGCTCCTGTTAATAATAGTTACGAAAATCTTCCTCCGGAGTTGGCTACGGAGTTGGAGGAGATGCGGCGTTTTCGTCAGGAGATGGCTGTTCGTGAGCAGCAAGCGGAGATTGAGGCGCAGTTGGAGTCTGTTGAGCAACAGATTCGATTGTCTAATCCGCAGTATTCTGATGATGATATTGATGCAATTTATAATCTCGCGTATGCGACTGATGGTGATTTGATCGCTGCTCAAGAGCAGTATCATGCTATTCAGCAACGTCTTCTTGGGAATTATTTGCAGTCGAAGCAGGTGCCCCAGGGCATGACGCCGGTTTCTACTGGGCCGTCTAGTAGTGCTTTGCGTGATTTTAAGAATCTTGATGAAGCGCATAAGGCGGCGATGGAGGTTGTTCGTAACATTTCCTAATCTATTAAGGAGGTGTTAGTAGGATGGCTGGTGCTACTCTTACTACGCTTAGCGACATTCTCAAGGAGTATTACCTTGGGCCGGTGGCTGAGCAGTTGAATAATGAGGTTCTTCTTCTTTCGCGTCTGAATGCGAAGTCGGAGGATCTGGTGGGTAAGCGGGCTTATGTTCCGCTTCATACGTCGCGTTCTGGTGGTATTGGTGCTCGTGCGGAGTCTGCTGCTCTGCCCGCGGCTGGTAGCCAGGATTACGACAAGGCCGTGTATGATCTGAAGTACCTGTATGGTCGCGTTCAGGTGACGGGTCCGTCGATGGCTAAGACGAAGAACGAGGCGGGTGCTTTCCTTCAGGCTCTTAAGTCTGAGTTGGATGGTGTTCGTAATGATCTTCAGAAGGATCTTGCTCGTCAGGTGTACGCCAAGGGCGAGGCGATCATTTGTGATTGTGGTACGACGACTTCTTCGACCACGGTTACTCTTGGCTCTGATGGTAAGGAGGCGATCCGCAAGGGTCAGTTGTACATTGGTATGATTATTGACATTGGTTCGACGGCTAACGTTGACAATGTTGCTGCTGGTGTTGAGATCACTGGTGTGGATTACACCAATGGTACGATCACGATCAGTGGTTCGGCTGTTTCGACGACTTCTTCGCATCGCGTGTTCCGCGCTGGTGCTGGCGTCGATAATGGTGTTCTTGCTACTGGTTCGCGTTCGAACGAGGTTGATGGTCTTCGTCGCATCGTTTCTGTTGGTCAGGAAACGTTTGGTGAGATCGACCCGGCGGCGAAGCCGTTCTGGGATAACAAGCGCATTACGTCTGTTGGCGCGATTGCTCTTGATGATCTTCAGCAGGGCCTCAACCTGATCCGCCTGGAGGGTGGTAAGCCGTCGGTGATGGTTACCTCGCTTGGCGTTCAGCGTGAGATCTTCAACCTGTTGGATCAGAGCGTTCGTTATGTTGATCCGGAGTCCTACAACTACGTCGCTGGTTTCCAGACGATTGAGTATGCTGGTCTTCCGGTGATCGCTGATATTGACGCTCCGTACGGGAATCTGTACATGCTGGACGAGTCCACCATCAAGGTGTTCTCGGATCAGGATTGGCATTTCCTGGATGCTGATGGTCAGACTCTTCGTCAGGTCGCGGGTTACGACGCCTTTGAGGCCGTCATGACGCGCTACATGAATCTTGGTGTCACGAAGCGCAATAATCATTGTGTTCTTTCTGGTATCACGGTGGATGGTTCGCCTGACGCTGGTGTGTAATTAGTTTAGGGAGGGGCTTCGGCCCCTCCCTATTCTTGCATGAGGAGGGTATTATGGCTGAGGATGGAATGAGTAAGTATGATCGTCTCGTTAAGAGTCTTGCTGCTAAGGATCGTCGTAAGGGCCGTAAGGGTAAGCCGCGTGATGTTAAGGCGCTTGCTGCGTGGATTGGTCGTGAGAAGTATGGTGCTGCAGAGTTTCAGCGGCGTGCGGCTGCTGGTCGTCGGAGAGCACAATAATGGCTGTAAAGCGTAAGCCTACTGATAAGCCTAAGAAGGTTGAGGATATTGTTATGGCTTTGAAGCGTGAGAATCCATCGTGGCCTAAGGCTCGTATTTATGCGACGGCTTGGTCTTCGTATAATAAGATGCGGGGTAAGTGATGAGTAGTTTTGCTCATTGGAAGCATAGATTGCGTCGTTTTTATTTTCGTCGTAGGGGGTGATTATATGGCTAGTCCTGCTTGGCAGAGGAAAGAGGGTAAGAATCCTGAGGGTGGTTTGAATGCTGCTGGTCGGGCTTCGTATAATCGGGCTAATCCGGGTACGCCGGGTTTGAAGCCGCCTGTGAAGATGGCTCAGGCTAGGCGGTCTGCTAAGGCTGCTGCTCGTCGGCGCTCGTTTTGTAAGCGGATGATGGGTATGAAGCGTAAGTTGACGAGTGCTGAGACTGCGCGGGATCCTAATAGTCGTATTAATAAGTCTTTGAGGGCGTGGGATTGTTGATGAGTAGTATTTATATTCCTGGTCATGGTGAGATGAGTTTTGATGAGTTGCGTATTGATCGCGCGTTGCGAGCGTATGATGAGCGTTTGTTTTTTGCGCGGAATGCGGAGACTTGGGATTGGTGTGTTTTTATTCGTATGCCTGGTGATGAGCCTGCGTATCCTGTGATTGGGTTTGGGCGAGAGTTGCCGCCGATGGATGAGGTTATGCGGCGCGTGTATAGGGCTGATGCTCATCGTCATGGTTGGGCTATTTATGATGAGGTTATGGCTAGCCAGGAGGCATATAAAAAGAAGTTTCGTGATGCCGCTGATGAGGCTACGGAGGAATCGGCAGAGGTTGTGGAGCATTTTCTTCGTCAGCATGGTAAGAGTCCTGTTGTTAAAGTTTTTATGAATGATGCTAAGGAGGTGGTTACGGGTGACGCTTGATGAGATGTATGATGAGATGGAGTTGTATGGTTTTGAGGATTTTGAGGATTCTCAGAAGTTGACATTGTTGAATGAGGCGTATTTTGATGTTGTGACGCGCGAGCCGTGGCCGTTTCTTGAGAAGATTGTTCAGTTTGTTGCGCCTAGTGGGGTGACGCAGATTACGAGTGGTTCGTCGTTTAAGGTTCGTAATGATAATAATCGTTTGGATAATTCGTTGACGAATCCTGTGTTGATTCCGTATACTGAGTATAAGGTTAATTCGGTGCTTAGTTTTGTGGATCAGTCAAATGATGTGGTTATGATGCCTGAGCGGAATGATGTTATTGAGAAGAATTATCGTATTTCGAATGATACGAGTCTTCCTTCGAAGTATTATTTTGTTGGGGATGATTTGTTTGTGTATCCTGCTGTGAGTGGGGATACGACGTATCGTTTGTATTTTCTGCAGTTGCCTACGGCTGCGACTACTTCTAGTAGTACGTATCTTATTCCTGAGCGGCATCATAGTATTATTGTGTATGGTGCGCTTGTGAAGGCGTTTCTTGTTAATGATGATCCACAGGCTTCGTTGTTTCAGAATATGTTTGAGCAGCGGTATCAGCAGATGCGGGCTGATGTTTGGATGAACCAGTATGATCGTACGGATCGGATTCATGTGTTGTCTGATTCGTATGATTGGTCGTATTAAAGGGGGTGAGCGGCTTGTCGCTGACATTTGTTAATCAGGTTGGTGCTGTTAATGGTATGAATCAGGCCGCTCCTGGTTCGTTTATTCCGGAGACGTTTGTTCGTTGGGCGCAGGATGTGTTGTTTGATCGTGTTGGTTATTTGCGTCGGCGTGCGCCGTTCTCGTTGTTTGCATTGTATAATAATGCGGCTGTGCCGTCTTTGACGTATCCTAGTGTGGCTAATGAGCGCGTGTTGAGTGTTGTGTCTACGATTGATCCTGCGGGTAATCGAATTACTGGGCTTGCCTTAACAGCGGCCTCTCCGTCTGGAAGCCGAATTCTTTTTTATAATGAAAGATTTAGAAATACTGGGTCTTCTACTATTGCGACGATTCCTCAGGATGCTGCTTTTGATGTTAAGCAGGCGTCTAATGGTGGTATGTGGTTGTCGTTTATGGAGTCGTATAAGCCTGCGTCTGGTTCAAATGAGTATTTTCAGTATTATTGGTATGGTGGTGCTGGTGTGGAGCAGACGGTGCAGAATGCGCGGCTTAATACTCGGTTGAAGAGCGCTGCGAATGAGAAGCATCGTACGTTTACGAATCTTATTAATGCGCCACAGTTTGCTGTGACTAATTCTGCTAAGACGAGTGGTGTTGTTACGCTTACGTTTGCTTCGCATACTATTGCTCAGGGTGATTCGATTACAGTTGATATGAGTGATGCTGCGTTTGATGGTACGTTTACTGTTACGAGTGTTACTTCTACTACTGTTTCGTATGCTTTGGCTGGTGCTAATGTTTCTAGTGGTGCTGATACTGGTACGGTTACGCATAATTTTGAGACTAGCGAGTTGACTCCTGGAATGTTTGTGTATGTGTCGCATTCTGGTTCGGATTATTATTTGGGTATTATTAAGAGTGTTAGTGCGACGCAGATTGTTTTGTTGAAGGATATCATTCGTTGGTTGTCTGAGACTAATCTTGATGCAATTGGGACAATTACGAGTAATAATCTTGTTGGTCGTACGATTAAGTTTCGTAATGTGCGTCCGTTTATTCATTCGCATGGTCGCGGGCTTATTACGCGAGCAAACTCTACTACGCAGACTATTACTAGTGGTAGTATTGGTACTGAGGGAGAGGGGCATTTTCAGTCTGCTGATCTTGCTGGTACGGCGCTGGGTGTTAAGTGGGCGCTGTATCGGGCGAGTGATGGCGAGTGGATTGGCGATGTTGCTACTGTGACGGACAATGCGGCTTTATCTCTTGATGGAGACCATCATTCTATTGAGGATGATGTTGTTCTTCGCGCTGACGAGTACGTTGCTCATTCATATCTTGCTGTTCCTTCTGCTACTATTACTGATGCTGATGCTACTCGTTTCGCGGGTATTTTTAATGCGACGTATGCTGGGTATCAGTGGTTTGCGAATGCGGGTAATGCGACGGATCAGAATCGTGTGGTGTTTAGCGCGTATCATGATGCTGAGGCGGTTGATTTGTCAAAGGATGCTGCCGATTCTATTATTATTCCTACTGGAGAAATTCGTGGTATTGCTGCTAGTTCTGGTGGTCTGATCGTGTTTACTCCGGATAAGACGTTTCTTATTCGTGGTAATTATCGTGCTAATTTTAGCCTTGAGGAGTTGTATCCTGAGGGTTGTTTGAGCGCGATGAGTATTGTTGAGTATGGTGGTGGTGTTTTCTGGACTAGTCGTGTCGGGATTATGTTTTATGATGGGGCTAGTGTCCGTAATCTTACCGAAAATAATCTTGGCGTGTATTATACGGATAGTGTTAAGACGTTTGATATTCAGACGGATCGTATTTACTCGTTTTTGCATAAGGATCATTTGTTTGTGCATTTTAATGCGTTTGATTCTGTGTTTAAGCCTGTTCGGTACGAGCCTGTGTATGCTGAGGGTATTGAAACGACTCCGGCGATTGCTGATTTTGATGCGGATGATTGGGATCCGGATTTTACGACGGATGATTTTCGTGTTGAGAATAATGTTCCTGTGTATTGGGATTATTTGGAGTTGTATAGTTCTACGGCTACGTCGTCTACGAAGGTTGTTCCTACGTGGGGTAGTCCTGGTACGACGTTTAAGTGGGGTAGTGCTGGTACGCAGTATGTGTGGGGGCCTATTCAGAAGTCTGAGGGTGTGACGTTTGCGGTTTATTTGCCGTCGAATGCTATTACGACTCTGAGTAATTTTGGTTTTCGTGGTGCTGTTCTGATTGATTCGCTTAGTGGCATTAAGGCTATTATGGGTGTTAATGTGGTGAATCCTACTGGGTATAGTGCTGGTGTATATCCGCGTATTGTTGATGTTGATAGTATTCTTGATACGAGTAATCAGCATGATACGAGTATTGATGCTGAGTTGATTGAGAATACTGGTAAGGCGTCTGATACGTATATTAAGGGGCCTGATTTTTATTTGCAGACGAAGCATTATACTGTTGGTGATCCGGTTTTGAAGAAGTGGTTTCGCCAATTGTTTTTGAATTTGTTTTTGCTTGATGGTGCTGTTCGTCTTGATGTGGTTGATAGTGAGGATAATGATCGTATTGATGTGACGAAGAAGCAGCATAAGAATTGGGAAGTGTTTGGCGAGAAGGGTTATACGTGGACTATGTGGGAGACGCTTGTTCTTCCTAAGGTTCTTTCGCCGAATCGTTCTACGTGGGATAATGTTGAGGCTTTGGATCAGACGTGGTATGAGGTGAGTGATTCGGAATTTGAGCGGCGTAAGAAGAAGATTAGTTGGCGGTATCCGACGATGGGTTTTCGTTTGTATCAGATGAATGAGTATCGTCCGGCTAATTATCAGGAGGCGCAGAGGCCGCATACTATTATGTTGGATTCTTGGAATATTGGTTTTAAGCCGATGCGGATTAGTAGGTCTTAGTTATGCAGGATTATGATCTTACTACTCCGGAGGGTAAGCAGGCGTTTCAGCGGTGGATTACTGAGGTTGTGCGTAATGAGATTAATTCATATGTGCAGCAGGTGCTTGTGAATAGGAATACTATTTATGTTGATAATGAGAGTGATGGTTCTATGACTGATGCTGAGCGTATTCAGCGTTTAGAGGAAGCCGTTTTTAGGAGGTGATAAATGTCCACGAGTAATACTAGTCGGTATGGTTTTCCGTATCCTAATGGTGATGATGCGTTGTCTAGTTTGGCTGAGCGTATTCAGGATCTTGCAGAATACTTGGATTATACGTATGGTTTGATGGATGTTGACCTTCTTGATTTTAGTCTTCCTACTGGTCCGCAGGGCGCGCAGGGTTCGCAGGGTGCTCAGGGTAGTCAAGGTCCTCAGGGTGATACGGGCGCTCAGGGTGCTACGGGTTCTCAGGGTAGCCAGGGGCCTCAAGGGGCGACTGGTGCTCAGGGTGTTCAGGGTAGTCAGGGTGCGCAGGGGTCGCAAGGAGCGCAGGGTCCGCAAGGCGATACTGGACCACAAGGCGCTACTGGTGCGCAAGGAAGCCAAGGCGCGACTGGTGCTCAGGGACCTCAAGGGGACACTGGTGCGCAGGGCGCTGTTGGTCCTCAAGGCCCTCAGGGCGATGTTGGTGCTCAAGGAGCGCAAGGTAGTCAGGGTCCGCAGGGAGATACAGGCCCTCAAGGAGCACAAGGGGATACTGGCGCTCAGGGTCCACAGGGAGATACTGGTGCTCAGGGTGCGCAAGGGGCTGTAGGGCCTCAGGGACCCCAAGGTGATACTGGTGCTCAGGGACCGCAGGGTGATGTGGGTCCTCAGGGTGCTCAAGGTGGTACGGGAGCACAGGGTCCTCAAGGCGCTCAAGGATCTCAGGGTCCGCAAGGGGATATTGGTCCTCAAGGGAATACTGGCCCGCAGGGCGCAACTGGTCCGCAGGGGCCTCAAGGTGATACTGGGGCACAAGGTCCACAGGGAGATACTGGTCCGCAAGGGGCGCAGGGCGCTCAGGGCGCGACTGGAGCACAAGGTCCACAGGGAGATACTGGTGCTCAGGGACCTCAGGGAGACACGGGACCGCAAGGCGCTCAGGGACCACAAGGAACTCAAGGTCCTCAAGGAGCACAAGGCGATACTGGACCACAAGGCGCTATTGGTCCTCAAGGAGCGACTGGTAGTCAGGGCGCTCAGGGCGCACAAGGAAGCCAAGGAGCACAAGGACCTCAGGGAGCAGCGGGAGCGGCTATGCCTACAGGCTCCGTTATTCCTTATGCGGGTTCTTCTGCTCCTACAGGTTGGCTTTTGTGTGATGGTAGTGCTGTATCACAAACTACGTATGCTGATCTTTATGCTATTGTTGGCGCAACATATGATGTTACTTCTCCGGGGGCGGGTAACTTTAGGGTTCCTGATCTTCGTGGGCGTTCTGTATTTGGTTTGGATAATATGGGCGGTTCTGATGCTGGTAGACTTGATCTAGCAAATACTCGTGGTACTACTGCTGGTACACAGTATCATACTTTGACTACTACTGAAATGCCTAGTCATACGCATACGCAAAACGCGCATAGTCATACAGTTAATAGTCATAATCATACTGAAACTAATTATATTGCTAGTGCTGCGTACGGTGTTTATTATCAAACTGGTGGTGTTTCAAATGGCTTGACACCTAATACTACTACTGGAAATACGGGCAATAGTTCTCCCGGCACAGATAGCATTACAGCCACTAACCAAAATACTGGTGGTGGTGGAGCACATAATAATATGCCTCCTGCTATGCTACTTAATTATATTATTAAAACTTAAGGGGGTGAAGCATGGCTACAAGTAACTTTAGTTTTTTGCAGTTAGCGGGTTCTGATACTGCTGGGTATAATAGTATTAATGCGCTTATTACGGATATTGATAATAAGGTGTATGCTCGGGTTGCTGTACCAGGTATGGTCACTCTTTGGAAGACCTCTGCTGGCGCTGTTCCAACTGGGTGGACTGATGTTACGTCTACTTTGACCGCTGCTGGTGCGGCTTCTATTACTGGGTATAAGTATATTGAGAAGGCGACGACCTGATGGCTGATGTAGCGAATAATGCAATGAATGCTGCTTTGGCGTATCGTCAGGCGGTTGAGGAGTATGGTAATTTTGTTGATGCGGCTATGCGCCAGTATGGTTGGACTATGCCGGATGCTTCTGGTCAGTATAGTGTTCAGGGTGCGCAGGATGCGTTTGATCCTGATCGTGTGATTCAGTATGATACGAGTGGTAAGCCGGTGTTTAATGTTGCTGAGACTGCTGCTCGTGCTGCTGGTGGTCAGTATGGTACGACTGGTTTGTTTGCTCAGACTGCGCAGGAAAGCGCTGCTCAGGAGGCTGAGGTGCGTGCTGCTGCTCGTGGGCGTGGTTTGCGTGGTGGTGTTGCTTCGCAGCAGGAGCGTCTTGCTGAGACGCTTGCTGGGCGTCAGATGGGTGAGGTTAGTGCTGGATTGTTTCAGGATGTGTTTGCTCGTTATGGTGGTTTGGGTAAGGCGTATCAGCAGGTTGCTGTTGGTGAGGCCACGGATGCTGCGATTAATGCGGCGAATTTGGCGGCGAGTATGCCGACGACGAATCCGATGGCTGCGCCTGAGCCTGCTCCTGTGACTACTGTGGCTGCTCCGCCTGCTACGACTATTTTGCCTTCTTCTGAGCGTACTGCGTATCGTAGAATTGGTAATCCTGGTGGTTCTCCGCCTGCGAATCCGCAGCCGGGTGAGGTGTATCAGGGTGGTCCGCAGGGACTTAAGTGGGTGTATCGTACTGCTGGTCCTAAGGGTAAGGGTTGGTATCGTAAATGAGAAGGGGGAATCATGGCTGAAATGGCTCCGAGAGAACAATTTGGTAGGAACTATGCGGCGAATCTTGCTGCGGCGCTTGATCCCCGATTGGCGTATCTTAATCGCCAGTTAGGCGTGTATCGTACGCCTGAGCAGATTGCTAGCGAAGTTGGTGGTTTGTATCAACCTGCTATTGCGCGGGCTGGTCAGATTGGTCAGGATGTTGCGGCTGTTGGTCAGACGGGTTTGGCGGCTGCTACTGGTTTGGCGTCGGCATTGCCTAATTTTGATGTGGCTGCGCTGGCTGATGCTGCTCGTGCTACGGGTCGTGCTGGTGGTACGGCGGCTCTTACGGGTAGTGTTATGGAGAGTCAGGCGCGTGCAGCGTTGGCGCAGAGTATTATGTCTGAGCAGGCGCGTGTTACTGAGCAGCGTACGCAGACTGAGCGTGAGATTGCTGGGTCTGAGGAGGAGAAGGCGAAGATTGCTGCGGATTGGATGGCTCCGGCTATGCAGCGGCAGCAAATGACTACTACGGCTTTGCAGAATCAGCAGATTCGTGCCGAGTTGAGGAATGTTCCGATTGCTCGTCGTGCTGCTCGGTTGCAGAATATGCTTCTTCGTGGGCAAATTCGTGGTGTTAATTTGGAGAATGCTGCGACTGTTGCTGAGTTGAAGAAGTTGGGCCTTACTGATAAGCAGATTAAGAAGTTGCAGGGCGCTGGTGCGACTACGGCTAGTGCTGATGCAGAAGTTGCTGAAACTTAATATTATTGAGAGGTAATTATGGCTGATGTGTTTCGCCCCGGTAGGGGTACGCCGTCGAGCAATGCTCCGGTACGAGAAAGAACCGTTCAGACTGCGCCTGGTGAGAGGCGCCCTGTTAGGATTGCTGTCCCTACGCCTGCGCCTCCGCGGCGTCGGCCTCCTGTGGAGTATCGTTTTACTCCTGGGGGTGTGTATCGTACTCCGCGTACGATTAATCGTGAGGCTACGCAGACGATTGTTAATTATTATACGGATAAGTATGGTAAGTCGGGTAAGGGTATGGATCCGACGATGCTTACGTATAATACTGCGCGTATTTTGAATCGCAGTCTTGGGCTTGCTCCTGGTGATTTCTCGGTGTTTAAGCCGAGGATTCCTGAGAGTGATCGTTATATTGGCTCGTTTGATATGTTTGCGCTTATGGGTGATCCGAATCCGGATGATCCTAAGCGGCGTGTGCCTGGTGCTGTTGCGCGTTTGGCTGATGCTCGTAGGTTTGTTGATACTGGTGGTCGTGCTTTTTCGTTGACGAAGGATGATACGGAGAAGATGATTGGTCAGGGTCTTATGGCTTATGTTAAGCGTAAGGGTTCTGAGGTTGCGGCTCCTATTGTTGTTGCTAGTCCTGTTGCGTTGCAACAATTCTTGTCTGAGAATTATAAGCAGAAGGCGCCTGCGGCTAAGCCTGCTAAGGCTGATAGGGATGCGGTTGAGTATGATCGTCGTAAGCCTAATTATACTTTTAGTGATAGTCTTGATTATTATCAGGATGTGTATGGTTTGAATCCGCGTTCTACTGCTTTTGATTTTGATCCTCAGCGGGAGAAGAATGTTAAGCGTAGTGTGGTGAAGAATAAGATTTATGGGTATGAGTATCCTAAGGGTACGACTATTGATCCTGAGACTGGTGAGGCTGTTTTGCCTCCTGGTCAGGTGGAGAAGGTTAAAGAGTTTACTACTGAGGATGTTGATTATACTTTTGCTTTTGCTGCTATGCAGGCGAAGTATAAGGATTTTCGTGAGACGGATAAGGTTTGGCGCGAGAAGATTCTTAATAAGATTGAGGATGAGGGTGGCGCTCGTGGTCTTGCGTTGTGGGAGAAGTTGCTGAATGGTAAGGCGAATACTACTGAGGTTGATGAACTTAAGGGTTATATGTATTCGTTTAATGCTGGGGCTACGTATGCTGAGGTTCAGAAGACGTTTTTGAATGATCTTCGCGGTACGAATTTTAGTGAGATTGCTCGTGACATTCGTGAGGAGGAGACTCGTAAGCCGTTGCGTGAGGCTGCTGCTGCTCGTCGTGCTGAGGAAGATGCTGAGCGTCGTAAGATTATTACTGAGACTCGGTTGCAGTATTTTGATACTGAGGATCCGAATGAGATTTATGCGAATGCGCTTAAGTTGATTCAGAGTGGTCAGGGCGAGTATATTCCTCCGGATGTGTTGGCTAAGATTCGTGTAGAGTTGTCTTCTGTTGATGAGGCTCCTAAGGAGTCTGTGTCTGAGGAGCAGTTTGGTATTACTGGTGCGTTGGGCCAGGCTCTTGATGTGATTTTTACTCCGCGTAAGGAGGCTCAGGAGGCGCGTGAGGGTGTTACGCTGCTTAATCCTAAGACGTATAAGGATTTTCAGAAGGTTGATTTTATTAATAATGTTCGTCGGGCGATTGTTGCTGGTGAGCCTATTAGTGAGGAGACTGTTGCTCTTGCGAATGAGTTTATGAATGATCTTGGTCCTGGCGGGTATCAGGCGGTTGTTGAGAATAAGGATCTTCTTCAGCAGGTGCAGGGTGATACTGTTGGGTTTACGATGGGTAAGTTGGCGGAGTTGGGTTCGATGGCTCCGTTGCAGCCTGTGTCGGCTGAGGTTATTCGTAATGATTTGCAGGGGTATCAGAAGACGGTTGCTGTTCGTAATAATCTTTTGAAGAGTATTGTTCGTTATTCTACTATGGCGTTGCCTGGTTTGTATTCGCTTGCGAAGGATCCGTATGAGGGTCTTAATGCGATTGTGGATGATTATAAGCGTCGTTATGGTAGTACAGAGGGTTTTATTGATTCTTCGTTGGAGGATCCGCTTGCCCCTATTCTTGATTTGTTGAGTATTGTGCCTGTTGCTGGTTTGGCTACTAAGAGTATTCAGGTTGCTAAGGTGTCGGCTATGACGACTCGTTCTGCGCGGCTTGGTTTGACTGCCCGTCAGTTTGCGAAGTTGCAGCGGCAGATGATTGTTGATGATATTGTTGATTTGCCGATTGAACAGGGGCTTGGGGGTAAGTTGGCGTCTGGTGAGCAGATGGGTCCGACGGCTGCGAATACGTATTTTATGCGGCAGTTGATGGCTAATGGCGAGTTTGGCGAGTTGAATCGTTTGTATAATGTTGGTGCTATTGATCGTGCTGCTGCGTTTTTTGAGCCGCGGTATGTTGCGGTGAATGCTACGGCTGGTATGCGTAAGTCTGATGTGACGGAGACGATTGATAAGTTGTCGCAGAAGTTTGCTGCTGAGGCGAAGAATAAGGTGTATTTCCGTTTTACGGGTAATCCTGTGTCTCGTCAGTTTCAGAAGTTGTGGCTTGGTGCGCAGATTGCAGGTGCTCCTGTGTTTGGCAATTTGCAGTATCTTGGGTTTAATTATCGTTATGGTAAGGCGCTTCGTGAGGGTGATCCGTTTATTTCGGATATGATTAATCGTGAGTTTGCTACTGAGCGCCAGTTGCAGTATCTTACTGAGTCTGATTTGGATGATGCTGAGATGGCGGCTGCGTGGTATTTGGCTAGTGGCGAGGTGAATGGTAATTCTGCGCGTATTGCTGTGCTTGCGCGGCGTAAGGAGTTGGCGGATCAGGTTGAGACGCAGGCTCTTGCTGAGGGTCTTGATGCTGCAGAGTTTCAGAATGATGCGTTGAGGATTATGGAGATTGATCTTGATCGTTATTCTACGCCAGAGTTTGATCGTCGTTATCGTGCGGCGATTGCTTCGGTGCTTGAGTTGGGTGATGAGAATCGTCCGAAGTCTAATCGTGGGCGTCAGATTGCGCAGATGGTTGATGCGTTGAAGTTGTTGTCTGAGCGTAATAGTCGCTTGTTGACGAGTGAGGCTGATCCTCGTACGCTAGCAGCGTTTCAGAGGGCCTATGCGCTTGTTCTGACGGCTTCGCGGCTTTTGCCTGAGGATATTGCTGCCGAACTTGGGAAGGGCGGATTTGACGTTCTACGGCCTCGTACGTCGCCGATTACGAATCCGACTATTCGTATTCCAGAGTTGTTGAATACGGATGTGGCTGATTTGCCGGTGGTTCGTGCTCGTGGTCAGCGTGAGGAGACGAGTTATGTTGATGTTAGTCAGCCTGGTGTGCGCGAGTTTCTTGATGAGGTGAATGATGGGTTTGCTGTGTTGAAGGAGGATATGGCTACTCGTTCTGGTTCTGGTGCGCCTGTGTTGTTTTTGGCGGATGATTTGCCTGTTGTTGAGATGCCTGCTAAGCCTGGTCCTCGCGGTGGTGCGCGTAAACCTATTCGGTATTATCCGATGCGGTATTTGCAGGTTGATGGTAATTTTGATGATTCGGATATGTCGTTTGAGCGTAAGCCATTGTTGAGTGATCGGGTTATTTATATGCCTGAGAACTTTTTTGTGGTTAGTCGTCAGGGTAATTTGAAGTTTAAGCCTGTTCCTGAGGTTCGGGTTGATGCTGAGGTTGCTGTGGCGAATCGTATGCACAAGTTGTTTCCGAATGCGCGTGATTTTGCTGATAAGATTAGTACGAAGAGTTCTCGTGGTTCGGAGTCGTTTAATCAGTTGGCGAATCGTAATGAGGTTATTGCTGCTGGTATTGCTTCGTTCCAGTTTGATGTTCAGTTGGCGAATAGTGTTCGTATGACGGCGCGTCGTGTTCGTACGATGTTTGAAGAGGTGATTGAGGAGCAGGCTACGCCTATTACGGTTGCACAATATTTGCGTGATCCGGGCGAGTATGCGCTGCTTGGTACGTATCGTTTCTTTGATTCGGAAGAGGCGGCTCGGGCGTATGCGTCTACGAAGAATAATATTGATACTCGTAGGAATACTGAACCTGGTACGATTGATACTATCACGATGCCGGATGGTTCTACGAAGTTTGTTGTTCGTATGAGTTATTTTGATACGATGGCTATTACGATGGCTGAGCAGCGGTTGCAACGGTTGGCTGATTGGGAGGATTTGGCTCCGTATTTTATTGATGATACTCTTACGGAGTTGCTTGATCCTAAAACGCTTCCGAAAAAGCCGGACGAGTTGGCGGCTACGCTTGCTGAGAGGCTTGGGGCTGTCGGCTTAGAAGGCCCTAATAGTTATGTGATGGTTGTTCCTAAGCGTATTGTTAATACGTTTAAGGCTACGACTCGCAGGACTAATAGTAGTTTTGGAAAGTTTGCGTCTGGTTTGAGTTCGTTGTTTAAGACTCTGGTTATTGGTATGAATTTTAGGTATGTTCCGCAGACAGTGATTGGTAGTGCTGTATTGTTGATGCTTGGTCGGCCTGAGATGGCTGGGCAGGTTATGGCTGCGCTTCTTGCTCAGGGTGGTAAGGGCGCGTCTCGTAAGTTGCGGGCTAATTTTGCTGATGCTAGGCGTAGGTTTGAGGGGTCTGAGAAGGAAGATATGTTTCTTCTTGCGGATCTTGATCGGTTTGATCGTGTTTGGCGTTCTATCTTCCCTGATGATTATCGTAATTATATTCTTATGGAGGATATGCAGACTCGTAATACTCGTATTGGTCAGTTGGGGTCGTATCTTGATCGGAAGAATCCTGCGCTTGGTGAGCGTATGCGGCCTTTGTTGCAGCATCGTATGACTCGTGTTGGTGGTAAGGTTCTTAATGCGGTTACGTCGTTCGGATTTATTTTGTCGTTCGCGTTTGAGTCTGCTCTTCGTTCGATGATTCTTACGAAGGCTGCTGCGCGCGATCCTCGTTTCTTGGCGTTGCGTAATAGTGATATTGTTACGCGGTATCTTGATGAGGTTGCTCCGAATGATCCGTTTATGCGTGATCTGACTCGTGATGAGGCGGCGCTTCGGATTATTTCTGATCCGATTAATCCGTTTACTGGTGAGGGGCCGAATCCGTTTTATAATCAGTTCTTCTTGCGGGAGATGCGGTATACTGCGGATAGTGTTGTTGGTAATTATCGTTGGTTTGATAATACGGAGCGGTTTATTCGTAACTTTTTGAAGCCGTTCTATGCTTGGACTAGGCACTCGTTCTTGTTTAATAAGCGGCTTATTCAGGATCGTCCTATTACGACGAATTTCTTGTTTAATGCTGGTAATTATGGGTATGAGGAGATTCTTGATGCTGGTGGTTTGCCGGATTGGATGCTTGAGTCTATTCCTATGGCGCAGGATCTTGTTGATCTTCTAGGTTTGGATGTTGGTAATGTGAATCGTGTTAATCTGGCGGGTGTTAACCCGTTGGGTGAGTTTGGTCGTACTGTTGCGACTGGTGCTCGCGCGGTTGGGCTTGGTCCGGATCTTGGTGGGTTTACGAGTCCGATTCAGGGTATGAATCCGTATCTTGTTGCTCCGTTTTCTCATTCGTTGGGGGTTAATCCGCTTACGGGTTATCCTCTTTCGAAGGAGGAGAAGGATAAGTCGTTGCGTGATTACTTCTTTAATCAGCATATGGCTTTTCCTGTTATTAGTCAGACGGTTAATATCTTTAAGACTGATACGGAGTTGAATGAGGCGCGTATGCTTAATCAGGCGTCGGATATTTTTAAGGATCCTAATAATCCTGGTGCGAGCGAGTTGGTTAGTCCTTGGACGCCTAGTTCGTATAGGTATCCTACGTTGTCTCGTACTGGTTTGTGGAATATGTTTACGCCGTTTCGCGCGTTGAGTTATGATCCGGCGTATTTGGATAGGGTTACGAGCGAGCAGTGGAAGGCTTCTGGTGCGGTTATTCAGGCTGATCGTGAGATGTTTACGTCTCAGCGTAGTCGGGCTATTCGTAGTCTTGCTGAGTGGAAGCAGTTGGAGTGGCTTGTTTATAATGTGTGGTTGCCGCAGTATGGTGATGCTAATCCTGAGATGCGTGCGCAGGTGTTGCGCGCGCTTCGTGAACAGTATCCTTCTAGTAGGCAGTTGAGTGGTTTGTCTACTGAGGATGTTGCGCGTGTGTTGGCTGGTCAAATTCGTCCTGTTGGGGGGTGATCTTGTTGTGAGTGATGGTGATATTCAGGTTATTCTTCATCGTCTTGATGAGTTGGATGCTAGGTTGTGTCAGATTCATGATGAGGTTAAGCGGACGAATGGGCGCGTGACTTCGTTGGAGATGAGTGAGGCTAAGTGGGAGGGCGAGAAGGAGGGCAAGCGTATGCAGGTGATGATTGCTACGAGTGTTATCTCTGGTGGTATTCTTGCTGGTATTGTTTGGTTTGTTAGTCAGGCTATCTAAAGGAGGATATTGTTATGCCTATGGATTATAATAAGAAGCGGCGGCAGATGAGTGGTGAGGCTGTTACTATGCCTAATCGTGCGCCTGTTGCGTCTAGTGGTGTTGGTGGTGTGTCGGTCTTTACGGAGGTTGGTTCTAAGCCTATGGGTAAGGCGCGTAATGAGAATAATCGTGCGCGTTTGGCGGATAAGTTGCGTAAGAAGAAGAAGCCTGGTACGATTGATATTGGGCCTATTGTTCTTTAGGGGGTTATTATGAATTGGCGTGAGATTGCTACTCGTGCGGCCTTGACGTTTGTACAAGCGTTCTTGGCTGTGTTTCTTGTGGATGGTGTGTCCGGCGTTGATGAGCCTGGGGATCTTATGGCCCCTGTCGTTGCTGGTATTGCTGCTGTTTTGTCGCTGGTGTACAATGTTGTTCGCCAGTATCAGGCTAAGCGTGGCTGGTCCGAGTAGTCGGATTATAATTTAGAAATGATTAAGGGGACTATCCGGGCTGGGTGCTCAGATAGTCCCCTTTTTTATTTCTACTCCGCTTTTTGTAGCCTACCTATTCCACATTTTGTAGGCTATAATGCCGCATATAATTATCTCAAAAATATAATCATCCCAAAATTACGTTATATTCGACACATTACATTTCACGTTACGCCTTGATATCTACAACCTCACACGCATCACTAGTACAAGCAAACGTCTGACTAGACTCAGTATTATCCTCCAACTCATACTGATTTAGAGCATACCAATTAATGCTCTTAGGACTAGCCTTCACAAGAGCCTCATACTCGTCCTTGGTGATGGCCTCGTAGGGAGCCTGCCGATAAGTATGGTCAGACTTGGGAAGGAAAGAGATACCGCTCACATCATCAAAATGATCCCACACCCACGAGCCGACTCGCATCCACTCGTCCTCAGCAACACTCACAGTAATACTAGGCTTATGTTCGCACCAATTCTCCTGGTAACACAACCAGAGTTCAAGATGCTCAACAGCAGTCAACTCCTTCTTATACGTCGTTGGAGACTTCTGCGGAAACGAGAAGACCATCATATTCTCAGGATTCATAACATCAGGCTCGTGAGGAACACCACTATCCATAAGAAACCGCGTCAACGGGTCCTTGATATCGCCACGTACACGCCGAATATAATACTCACTATACCGAGGATGAATGCCGGAAGCGGAGTCCACCAACTGAGAGACAGTACCGCTAGGCTTGACGCAAGTAATGGCAGTAGACTGAGGAATACCAATCGCATTAGCATACTTCTCATTCGTAATCACCGCCTCTTGTCGCAACTCCATAAGATTCGGACCCAACTGGTATGTGCCCTTGTTAATCATATTCTTATTATCGAAGATGCCCGTGAGCGACACGCCGAGCAGACGCTCCTCTTCCGTGTTCTGACGCCACACTTTACGCAGATACTTGAAATCCGTAAGAGTCGCTTGGAACGTCCCAAGAATCGTAGCCAACCGAACCTTACGCTTAAGTGCATCTGGATCATCATCAGCACGAACCACAACCTCAGTAAGATTACAAAACTGGTGCGGGCGAAGAATAATCTCAGAGCATGGATTAGTACCAAACGCAAACGAATAGTCCCGCCTTCCATTCTTAGCAGCCTGCTTCTTTGAGGCTTCACGATTAAAGATTCCACGCTCGCCACTCTTGGACTGATAGAGGCTTACCCATTCCTCCATGAACGCATCCATGCCAGGAGTTTCGGTGTACGCAACACTATTATTTGCAAGCGCGCGTTGAGGATTCTCATTCCACCACTCGCCAGACTTCGCGTTACGCATTCGTCCATCGGATAGATTGGATAGGCTAATAAGCGCCGAGCGCCTGACCCCACCAACCACGACCACTTCAGCAATCTTACATACAAGATCATGACACTCCACCGCATACAGGCGACGACCAGCCGCATTCTTAAAGATACTAACAGTGAACTTGAACAAATCTTCTAGAGGATCGGGACCACTGGCACGCCCACCAAACGTCTTCAGGCGACTACCAGCAGGCCGTACAGCGCTCATATCCCACGAGGGAATCTGCCCAGAATACAAGAGTGCAATCAACTCGCGGAGTGCCCTAGCCCAACCAGCCTTAGAATCAGCCACCTTGATAATTGTAGTCGAATCCTCAAAATGCTCATTGACGATAGGCAACTGATTAACCTCGTCACGCTCAACACTGAAGCCTACGCCAACACCATTCATGAGAATGTAAAGAATCTCGTCAAAGCATCGCGGATGATTGATTGGAGTATAACTACAATTATATCCAGAAACATTCTCTCGCTCCAGCGCAGGTCCAGCAGTCATGAGAGCACGCATACTAGGCATGACCTCTAGATTAATAATAGCATCAAGCAGTTCTGCCTTGAGTACAGCATCCATCTTGTACGAGTGCTTCTCGCGTAGCGTCTGATCCATAAACTCAATGTAACGATTGACCGTTTCGGGCCAATACTCTCGCCGCTTCTCAGTGTCAAGCCAGCGAGCATAACGAGACGTTGCGATAAACGTCTGATAGTCAGTGGGTAGGCTCATTGTTCTCCTTTGTCATGTCGAATTATTGTTAAAAAGTGTACATAGGGCCGGAGGGGATCGAACCCTCACGCCCGAAGGCAACGAATTTTAAGTCCGTCGTGTCTGCCAATTCCACCACGGCCCCTTAGTTCCCAATCATCTTCAATCCGCGACTACCATACGACACCATCGTAGGCTTACCCTTCTTGATAAACCAGTAACCATTACACCAATTAGGATACGTCGTCGTACTCTGCAAGTATTCTGTCTGCGGAATACTGAAGAAACCACCCAACTCGCCAATGACATACTGGCCGCTAGGATCCCAACCCATTGCACAATGATGCGTGTGCGCTGTAAGAGTGTGACACTTCTTCAACTCTGCAATAGCACTAGGATTATTCAGCGGATTCTTAGAGTACGAGGTAGGATGCGCAATATAATACGTCTCATTATTACTCGTCAGGTAACAATGATCCAGGTTGGAGAAGCGCAACTTGCACGTATCCTTCTTGATTCCATCAAAAACATTACGCATCGAATCAACAAACGACTCACGATACTCGGCACTCTTCGTGTACCTATAATCATGATTACCCTTGAGGAACACAATGTTCGTAAAGTTAGCGCAGAGAATCTCCATAAGGCTACGCGCTTCCTTAATCTCCTTGTCAAGCCCAGCACTCTTCTGCTTCGGCATATACTGGGAGAGACTATCACCATTGAGATAATCGCCAGCGATGAGAAGATTAGTGAATCCCTTGGCATCGTCAAGAAATTTATTGACCAGTTTGGCATCATACAGGGGTACGTGCCAGTCAGCCGTAACAGCCCAGTCTCCACGCAAATGCAACGGCCTGTCTAGGCCGAATTCGAATCTACTCTTATCCTTTGTGTCTACCCTTTTCAATGAACTTCTCCATTCATAATCATAGTTAGCATATGCAAACCATCGTCTAATCTTCGAATGATTTGTCGCTTGCTAACTCCCATCTGTTTTGCTTGTTCTTGAATCGGGTTTCCGTATACCATGACGCCAAGAACAGTATTGTATAGGTTAACGCTCATGTGTCTTAGTTTCCGCATAGCCATGTCTAAGTCAATCTTAGCGGTCTGAAGATCATTATGATTACCTAGTACAATTGCCATATGTAGTGTCGTATAATTCCTCAGATAGCCTTCAACTGTTTGCTTGTCGTACATGATGCTCTACGATCTCGTCATAGGATACGCTCTGATTGTACCGCAAACGCTTTGTATAGCGTACCCAGTCTTTCATGCGATTAAAAATTGCTTGACTGATTACTTGTGGTGTTGCATCAGGAGGACACTTCCATACTGCGATCATGCCTTCCTGATACAAATCATCATACTCTGCCGCGTTGCGGAACTTCCAGGCGGCATCCCCGATTAGACGCTCGTAGTCCCTGACACGCTCTTCGTCAGGGCTAATCATTAGAACGGGAAATCGTCTACGCTGGTGGGCGTAGGAGCCGTCTCCTTGGCGGCGGAAGGGGCGGAAGGAGTAGAGGCGGTAGTGTCGGCAGCGAAGCGGAACAGCGTCTTGGCGGACAGATTATAATATGTCTGCTGCTCACCATTCTTGTTCTGATTGAGAGACTGCGTGAACTTGCCATCAGCGACGATGAAGTCTCCCTTTGCGAGCGGGATGTGCTCATTCTCAGGCCAGACGGTGATGTTCACCATCTTATTATTTCCGATAGCGCGAACAGCGATGTCGCGTACGGGAAGGTTGCGCGCGGTACGATTGCGCGGATCAAACTGGATGATACCAGCGATGGTCATGTACTCGTCCATTTACGTTTCCTTTGTGTATGCGTCCCACATTTTGAGGAACGTCTTGTAGGGAACTACTACGAATCGTCTACCTGTCTTTGCTTCGCGGAGAAACAAGGACCACTCGTTGTTGCGCGCATTGTGCGCTGCTTGCTTTAGGTCAGCGTCCTTTAGTGAGAGCCGCTTTTGGTATTTGCATTCTGGTGCAAATCCTTCGGGCAGATCACTAACATCAGGAACATCAAAGCCGCGAGGACCAGTGCGCGTGCCGCCAAGATCACGAGCGACTTCTCGCTCCCAATCCTTCCATTGTTTAGATCGGTTGGGCGGCAGACTCATCAGCATCCTCAATAATCTCGGGCTGCTCATCACCAGGATCACGGTCAGACAAGAAGTCGTTAGCCTCAGGACTCAACTCGTCCTCCCAACGCTTGATGTCGATTCCGTCAAGGCGCTCACGAATATGCTTGGCCATGTTCTCTGCGGCGAACAATACGAGCGCATCCTCATTATCAGTGAAGATATAGAACGGACCATCGGCGACAGCGCGAAGAGTGAGAAACTCAAGCACTGCGCTGATGCGCTCTCCGAGAAGGACGGGATCACCGTCACACTCAATGAGCATCTTCTCAAGCGGATTCATATCATTAACTACGTCAGTCATGCTTTTCCTTTCAGAACGGGTCGGTTACGGGTAGAACAGCAACTCCAGTATCAGTATCCTTGATCTCAACGTGAGTGACGGTGCCTGCTTGTCGGCGACGAGACTTGAAATGAATCAGGCGGAAACGACCGGGCGCTTCTGCGCGAGCCTCAAGGCCACAATCTACTGCTGCTCCGATATCACTAGAGCCACGAGTACGAGTATAACTAGACGTTGCTTCTCCCTTGTTTGTATGGTGTAGTACCATTATAGCAGATCCAGTCTCTTTTGTCAAGACATTAATTGAATCATTGAAGAGCGTAGCCATAGCGCCAGCATTGTTCTCGTCTTGGGTGTGTAGGCGCGTGAGGCTGTCAAGTACAATTAGGCTAGGCTGGTACGTAATTGCCTCGTCCAAGAACTTGTCGAAGCGACGGTCTAGTCTTACTCCTTGCCGATGAAGATATCGGACATTCTCATGGTTTCGGAGTCCCAACTGGCGGAGCCGATGATAAACCACATCATGCGGATTTTCCTCATCAACATAGAGTACCCTTCCGTGGTGTTGTAGTGGCCACTTGATCCAATTATCCTCACCATTAGCGATGGCTACTGCGAGACTGAGAGATAGCCAGGACTTGCCAACGTTAGGCTCACCTACAAGTAGCGTCGTATCTCCCTTTGCGATTACGCCATCAACAAGCCACTCGTATTCGGGAGGCGGGATAGACAAGTCTAGCGCATGATAATGATAATTACCACTCTTACAATTCTTTACAATGTCAAGGAACGTTTCCATTGTGTAGTTCTCAAAGAACTCTACGATATCTTTCACGTCCTCTGGCAGAGTAACGCGCTTAGCCTTTGCGCCGAGGATACTACGAATGCTGCCCCAAGCCTTCTCAATCTTGGCGCTCGTATTATAATCAGCATCATTGTCTAGTACGACATAGATAGTCTCGTACGCCTTTAGCGTATCAGCATCAGTCTCGCGCATACCATACGCGCCAGGAATGCCATACACGTTATGGATGCCTTCTTGCCAGAGACGCATAGTGTCCGTCTCTCCCTCTACGATGAAACAATAATTCTTCTCAGAGAGGGGACCATGATACAGACCGAGGTGAAGGCCCTTCTCGCTGGAGAATTGCCGCTTGCCAGGACCAATGTAACGCTTCTTATCACCGTTAGGGTACGGGAATACTACCCACTCATAATCACTATCAGAGCGAACGCCGAAAGATTCTAGCGTCTCAGCGTTGATGCCCTTCTGGTATTCGAACCAGTTCTTCTGCGCTTCTGTAAGCAATCTTTACTCCACGACTCGGATGAAAATCTGGACCTGACTCGTCTTGCGTTCTCGCACCATGACCTGACCGCCGTCAGAGAAATTAGTGGGAGAAGTGTTGCCCTCTACGGCCTTGAAGGCGCCCTTGGAATTAGGCGGAGTGACAACGATACCAATGTGATCGCTGGTGCCGTCGCCTTGCCAATCGAACATGGCAATATCCCCAGCCTTTACCTTGTCCTTCGGGACAACGGTGAGTCCATTGCGCTGTGCGCGAGCATCAGCAACCATGAACGGACAATAAGCCCAACGACTACCACGCTTGAAGGACTTGCTGCCAGCCTCAACAAAACAATACGTCACGAACATGGCGCACCAAGGGCCGATGATACCATACCACTTAGAGAACTTCGTCATGTTACTATTCGGAGGAGACTCCTTTACGCCCTCATAGGAGAGAGCGATCTCTAGTGCCTTCTCACGAAAAGTGTTGGGCTTTGCTGCGCGCTGCTTAGCGCGACGCTCCATAAGCAGGGTAGGCTGACGCCTATTGGTAAGGAAAGCGTGCAGGTCCTTACCATAGACTTGGTTAATGTTACGCTCAGAATACCCAATCTTATACTTTGCTTGTGCAGTGGCGCGCGCAGTCTGTTCACCATACACACCATCAATCTTACCCACCCACGTACCAATCTTCTTCAATTGGCGCTGAGCAGCCTTTACGTCGGCGCCCTTCATCGGCGGGCTTGTAAGCCTAAGCGTCTTCATTATCAGTCTCCTTCTTACCATTAAGATACGGAGTATCGTACCACTCCTCAGCGGCCTTCGAATAATGCTCGTTCAGGATCTTGACGATCAACTCTGCCTCGTCAGAATACGCATTCTCAAGGGTCATAAACTTCGTGTAACGATCACCATACTCAAGAGTATAGATATGAATGTTACGACGATAAGCGGCAAGACTCCACAAAGGATCCCGCCTATCAAACTCGTCATCATCACGATCAAACGAGTCATCAACAATAATAAACCTCGGAAAGTCAGTCATTCTGCTTCTCCTTCATCTTACGCGCAATACGCATAGCCTTAGCCTCCATCTTCTTCTTACCACGCTCTAGACGCTTCTTCATGTTAGCCTCCAACTTCTGCTTCTTAATGCTTCCTGTTACACTCACTCGTAATTCCTTTTCATCTGATTATACTGGCTTGTCTCTTCGATATAGATTAGTCGATCAATATACCACTTTGCCTTACGCAAGTCCTCAATGCCATTCTTATACTTGTAGCGGCTAACATACTTGATGATGTTGCCTTCATGATAGCCCAGGCCGAGTCCTTCGATAGCCGTGATGGTTTCCATGTCGCCTTGAGTATAGTGCTTGGGACTGTTTACTGGGTCGTCAATTGCCACGCATACTCCTCCTTCTCTGCCCAGTTTGTTTGACTCCACTCGCAATCAACTTCGATGGGCATGATGTCGTTGATCTTGTCGGGCTTCATAAGTTCCGGAACATGATACACGATCATGCTCGTTTCGTAAAGTGTTGCATCAATCATGATCTCATCGTGGATAATGTTTACGATGTGCGAGTCCTTGTCTGCCAAGTAAGCGTGTACTTTGACGACGGCTTCGCGCATGATGTCTGCAGCACTGCCCTGGATGAGCGCATTCAAGGCTTTGTGCGAGTCTTCCACATGTAGATGCCTCCCATGACTATTAATAATATAACCTCTATGAGCCAGAGTACGATCAATGGAATCACGAAGAAGACTAATGCCTGGTCTAGTCGCATGATACGCTTTCAATAGTCGTTTTGCTTCTGGATAACCAACGCCGAGTTGACGCATGATAGTTGGTGTGCCGCCACCATAAATGATGCTGAAGTTTAGGGTCTTTCCGACTTGTCGCTCCTCGTCAGTGATGTTGTCTTTGTTGAATAGTCCTTTGGCAGTCTCATGGTGCGGGTCAAGTCCGGCATTGATCTCGTCGCGTAGACTGGAATCACCAATGCCGATAGCGAGGTAGTATGCGAGCATCCTGACTTCGATAGCCTTGTAGTCGAAGAACAAGAAGGCATCATGCTTGGGTTGAAATGCACGCTTTACATCCTTCTGTGATCGTGGAATGTTTTGTACGTTCATTGTGTGCTTGCCTGCTTGTAGAGTAATTCGTAGATAGTCATGGCTGAATCAAAGTCTTTTGCGAATACTGGCCATACTTCTTCGATTCGCTTGCTGGTCATGATAGCATACATGCTGACATAATACCATGACCAATTCTCGTTATCTTCTTCGTGCTCGTCCCAGTGATGATAACTAAACACTATACTTCTCTTTGATATCGTCCTCGTACTTTGCGCTTACCTCGGCTACAAGTTTTTGAATCTCAGCATTGTGTACTCGTTGCGCAGTATTGGGGCTGATGTATTGCTTGTAGAGTAGTTTGTCGATGTGCTTTGCATTTGTGTATAGAATTGTTCGGACCATGAATTCGTAATCATCTGCTACGCGCATGTAAGGATTGTGTCCGTCTAGTTCGCGGTATACGCTAGCCCTCCAGGCACGGACATGATTGGGCGCGCTTACGATATGACTCATGGTTGTAGCGTTGAGTTCGGGGGAGCGCATTACCCATACGCCATGCTCTTCATCATAATAGTCCGAGCCGTATCCGAAGGCCCAACCGTCAGGATACCTGCAGGATTCTCCCGCCTCATTGATCTCGCACCAATTGGAATAAGCAAAGCCTACGCTCTTGTCTTCGAAGGCTAGGCGGATTTCTGCAAGCGCGTTTGGAGTCAACTCATCATCATGATCCAACTCTACGATAATGTCTCCGGTGCTTACCATTCCAGCCCACCGCTTTACTTGTCCGATGATGCCAGAGTGAACATGGCTACGGAACATGCGGATAACGTAACGCTCGTCAGAACAAAATCCGTAGACTTGTCGCCAAGTATTCTGAGTGATCGAATCATCCCATACGATCCATTCCCAATCCGTATACGTTTGATTCTTTAGGCTATGCCATGTACGGGCCAGCACATTTTGGGGTGTGTTATAGATAGGTGTGATTACACTAATCATAAATGCGTACATCCTCCTTGTATAGTGCTGGTGTACGGTTTTGCGCTCATACCTTATCCGATCCGATAGCCGCACGAATAGCCATGCGAACTGCGTGCGCGCGCCATTTGTTTTCGACATATCCACCCTCATTGCCCTGATCGCGCCAGTCCGTGGCACACTCGTCCCAATAGCGAGCCTCTTCAACAGCGAGACGGATCGCGGCGAACGCTTCAGTGCGGTGATGCTTGTGCAGCCATCGGAGTACCTGTTCGGGCGTGGCGTCGAGCAGGACGTATCGCTCTCCGTCCAGTTCGATATGGTCGCCAAGGACGCGAGTGCGCTTGCTCATCGCTCCTCCCGTTCGGCAATCTCGCGGGCCATTGCCCAAGCCGACGCTTTCCAATGGAAAGACCCATAAGAACCGCCTAGTCCCGGCGGCCAGAGCGCAGGGATGACGTGCTCGGGAGCCAGCGGTGTCGGCGCTCCATCAATCAGACGCTCGCGCTTGTAAGCGTCCAGCACGTCGGCATCAACGACATCGTTGATGCTTGTCCGATCGATCCATTCGCGGAGCAATCGGCCTGAGATTGGAACGTTTAGCGCCGGGCTGCTTTCGCATATGACGTCGTACAGTTCACGGTGCCGATCGCTGTCAAAATGACTCGGCTGTTCGTCCCACCGCTTACGGCGCACGATCTGATTGCCGACAAGAAGGTCGCGGTATTTGATGTCGCTCATGCTTTCTCCGATCCGATAGCCGCACGAATGGCAGCGCGAATCTGCTCCGCGTTTGTATGACACAAGCAACTGTCCGATATGCAGTAATCCCAAGAGCGTGCTACTTCTGCGGCGCGACGGATCGCGGCGAACGCTTCAATACGCGCATTCATCTCGCCGTTTCTAAACCCTTCAATCTCTGCCCACTCTTCGGGCCAACACCTACCATCCCAGTCATGCTTATCCATAAACTTGAGGTTTTTGAGATGCTCTGCCATATACCTATTCATAATTATTCCTTTGCTGCTCCACTGCTCATGCGGCCAGTTCTAGTACCATGCTGACGAAAGTTAGGATGAAGAATACCATCCTTGGCTTCTTCATGCAACGCATCAAAGTAGGTGGACTTGATCTTATTGGCTTCTCGCAATTCTAGAATCAATTGCGCTAGTTCATCATCTACTTCTTTGAGCGCGTCTTTGGAGGTAGAGGATACCACGAATCCTCTTTCATTGAGTGCGTGTAGAACCTGTTGGTGTGACTGCGGGTTGAATTCTGCCCCAACAAGTTCCCCAATACGAGACTTAAGTTTGTGAATCCGATCACCATACTCCCTTCGCTTCTGTGTAATATACGTTCTATCAACGCTCATACCATCTGCTTCTACACTGAGAAGCGCAAGCGTTAGTTGCTTCTCCATGTCATACAAACTGTACATACTATCAGGTAGCCTCGGCCATAGGCTTGTATACAAACGCAGCGTGAACTCAGCATCTTTCAAAGCATACGGTGCAAGAATATCATGCGGTATAGGATAATACCCATCCTCTTTCTTCATCTTGTTCTTTCGCCGCCATACCTTGAGTGTCTCATCCTCATCAGTAGTCTCATTGAGATACTTTTGGGCGAGAGACTTTAGGCCAGTGGATTGCTGCTCGTCAATGAGATGGGCAATTGCTTGTGTATCCTCAAACCTATCAGCAAAAAGACGAACAGGAAAGCCAGCGAGGCCGAGTTTCTGAATATCAAACTTCGCATTATGCATAATGATCTTATCTGCAAAATCCAAGTAGTAGAGAACCTCGTCCCACGAATGCTCAATATCAATATCCATAGCGCCAGGCCGAAAATCCCACACCATAGATACAACAGGATTCTTAGGATCCTCCAACTCGTAGTATGCCATCGTTACCATGAAGGCAGTATCATGCCAACCAGTACCCGTGGTCTCAGTATCAACTGCCAGTAGACCCAAAGCCATTCTCTCCGCGCTCTCCGCCCCAAACAATACCGGGAGTGAGATAGTAGTCTCCCAACTTTACGATCATCAATTGTGCAATGCGCTCACCAGCATTTACGGTATGCATGTACAACTCGTGCATGTTTGCGAGGATTACCTGTACCTCTCCAGAATATCCGGCATCAATTAGGCCAGGAGCATTCAAGACATAGATACCTCGTTGCGCTAGGCCACTACGGCTCAACACTAGACCAGCATACCCAAGAGGAATGTCAATCCGAAGACCAGTATGTACTGTAGCCCAGCCTTTGTTCGGGATAACTGTGTCTTCCAAAGCGCGAATATCCCACGCAGCATCACTATTATGCTGCTTCTCAATGTGATAATTAGATGTCTCGTAATTGATTTTCATTAGTCCATCTTGTAATCGTCTGCATAATCAAGATCAGGCTTGTACGATTGCGGGCTGAGGTTACCATAATAGTCAGAGAACCACGCATTGTCGCCCAACTCTTCGATAAGAGAAAGAATCCGAGCATCAATCTCCTGCTTCACGAGGATCAACTCGCGGATGATAGCCGTAAGACTAGCAAGATACGCTGCCTCTGTGCGCTCACTCATCAGAGCACTCCACGATCAATGAGAACCTTGCGCATATTATCAATCTCAAGATCCTCTGTGCCGAGACACTTTACAATATCATCACGAGACGGCTGTTCGTTAGGATCAAGCCCCAACTCGCGGATCGTGTACTCCATAACCAACTTCTTCAACTGGATATCATCCACGGCAGCACGCCGCTGCGTCTCAACAAAGTCGCGCTCATCCTCCTGCCACAAGTACAAGGCGATACCATACTGGTGACAAGCCTTCTTCAAAGCCTCAGCCTGCGCAGTTTTAGCCGCTGTATCAGGATCAAAGTTCATGCCAGCGCCGATACCATCACGGCTGATGAGGCCACGCTGCGACGTAAGGAATCCATCCTCACCATCACCAATAGAAACTACACCAACATCCTCCAGGAGAACAGTAAGCGTACCACTGACAATACAAATGTACTGTGGCTTGCCCTTTGCCGTCGGAGGACCATCACGAAACTCCCAATGATTGACGCTCCACGCCCAACGATGCTGCAATACCTCGTTGAGACGATTGATGTACCCGTCGATTGCAACATAATCCTGTCCGCTAGGATTCTTACGGACGAGACTATGATGAAAGCGTTCGGTTAGATTAGTAAAGATCAATGCTTCTCCTTATACGGGCCAGTAATAATTATACTCGCCTGTGATCGTGGGATAAATCTTATTATACCACACGGGGTCTTTGAATGCAAGGGCCTTTTTATGTGAATCGTGTACACGATTATCCCCCCACCAATGTGGTAACTCTACACCATCTGCCGAGTTGAAGTGTATATCGAACACGTCGAATGTCTTGTCGAAGCAGGTGTCACGATACCCGTAATGCTCGGTCCAGTGCTTGCAAGTATAATACTGGTACTCCATTAGGGCGCCCTCATAGCCTCGCCACATCTTTGTTGCGGGATGATTGACCCAGCCCTTACTCAGACCAGCGAGGGCTTTCATAATCTGCAGGGTCTCTACGCGCTGCTTTCCGAGACGCTTAGGATCAAGTACCTCAATGCTCCTGCGCATATTATTCTCAGGAACAAACGTTTGCATTAGTCCTCCAGGTCAAACGCGAGTAGGATAGGAAAGATCCAACAAAACAAGGTGATACCGATAAGAACATACGCCATACTATACTGCCTTTCGTTCGTTGATGTACTGATTGATGAAGGCTACAAACTCTTCCTGGCCACGATCAGTGAAGATCCACTTGCCGAGGAATTTTTCGAGCCATCCAAGTTGTAGGCCAAGCGCGAGCGTGTAATCGTCAATGTCGAACTCAATACGATTACGCCCAAACCTGGCCTTTATCTTACGCATCATGCTCATCAGGTACTCCCATCTCTTCTACGATTATATCATACCCGTCGATGATTGTCAAGTCACCATCCTTATACGTTGCGGCTGTATGCGAAGTCTCGTTGCTGCAACCACAAGGATCATCGTGAGTGCTAGCCCAGGGACAGAACATCGTGGTATAGTGGGGACGATACTCCAACTTGTACGTCTTGCCGCGCTTCTTCCACGCCCACTCTCCATTAGGCGGATCGGGCAGAGTCTCATGATCCTCGTATTCGAAGATTGCCTCTTCGACTTTACGCATACGCTCTACAAGTTCCCACTTTGATACTGGTTCAAACTGGAGGAACACTGGCTCTGACCAATCCTTCGAATAACCAGGACTCGTGGGAAGATACAAGACAGCGGTCTTACAGTTTTGTGTAGGACCAAAATGATAGTATGCGCTTACTTGTAGCACATGCTCTGGCTTGGGGTCTTCACCGAGGAATGACATGCCAGCGCCACTAATGGTCTTATAGTCTAGCAGCCAGACTTGACCATCAATCTCAACGTATGCGTCGGCTGTTCCAGTCCAATCGTATTGGAGCGCCTTGTCCTTGGCTTTGATTGTATGCTCTGGTACATACTTTGGATACAGTTTCTTCATCGTGGCGTGCAGAGTCTCATGGATTCCTGTGCCTTGCACAAGTGGGAACATCCTACCCCACGGCAAATCAGCAGCAGGATACCCGTACCGCATGTAGATCGCTGTATGCCTGTCATGCTGGAGGTGTTGCGAGAAGTGTAGAATCTCGTCGTTTCTAGGCTCTGACAGTGCGCGCTTTAGGTCTTTGATAATCACTCTGGATCCTCAATGAAGTCCGCCCAAGAGGACATCTCATCACCAAAACCATCATAGACCATGATGTCTAGTACGGTCTGAGACTTGCGGCTGATAACAATATCAGCGATCAACTGTGCGTTGAAGAAGACGCCAACGTTTACACGATCATCATCAATGCGCTTGCTAATATGAAACACTAGTGGTCCTTATCCTTATCGTATCTGATAGCAGTGGTTACAAATCGTGGGCGGCCCTTCTTGTCGGGTTGTCTTCGGAATGCCCAGACTTTATAGCCCATATCATAGAGAATGCTACTTACACCGTTGAGCGTAGTGCTGCTTCCAATATGCTCGTGATCCAACTCAATATGCCAAGCAACCACAGGATCCATTCCAGTCGCGCGACTCCTTCTAGACTTATAAGTGACAACAACTTCGTGCTCCTTATGCTTCTTCTTTTTAGCCACCGTATGCAATAGCCTCATCCCAGTATTCTGCTGGAGGATACATCATATCGTCCGCGTCAATCGTGTCGGACACGGGCTGACTAGTATAATCCTGGTAGTATGCTGCCTCAGCGTACTCCTCGTACGTCCAGTAAGGATAATCATTACTCGTCATTATCAAGCCCAATCTTGTCGTAATAATCATACATATCATTCATCTCTGTGTCAATCAGATCACTAATGCCAGCGCAGATATGAAGGATAATCTGTCTGGTCTCGTCAGAGATACTATCATCGTTTAGATAGTTTTCTCCTATGAAACCTAGTGCGGCGTCTAATCCGCTGATGTACGACACGATACACTCCTTTGTGGTTTATGCTAATAGTCTAGCAGATCTCATGCTTTTTGTCAAGTTATTGGGGGACTAGGATTCGAACCTAGATTCTTGGATTCAAAGTCCAGTGTCCTGCCGTTAGACGATCCCCCAATATAAAGGGTAGGAAGGGTACGCCCAACCATCGTTCTCGCGTCAATTTACCTACCCAATGCGGGTGGAGGGAATCGAACCCCCACACCTTGCGGTACCTGATTTTGAGTCAGGCGCGTCTACCAGTTCCGCCACACCCGCTAAGCGTTTATCGAACAGTTGTTCGAAATCTCGGTCATAACGACAAGCAAACTTCGGTCATAAGTATATACATGTATGTGCTGTAGTTGTAGTGATATACCTTTTTTAGAGTAACTAACTGTTACTGTGTATACTTATGTACGTATTGTAGCACACATTCTTGCGTTTGTCAAGCAGACTTCACAGAATCTTTACAATCATTATCAATCGTCCTGAATGCCGTCTCAATATTCGGAGCCTCACCAAGACGAACCCAAAGATTACCACCCATCTCGTAGTTCTCCCACGATCTTAGATACACCAGGTATGTATCTCGCGGGCTGATAGTAATCTCATAGTCCCCATCAGCATACACAATACGAGCCATCATAAATCCTTTCTAAGCGTTTCGATACCCTCACAGGTAGGGTAGTATACCTGTACCCCTCAAAGCGCCTCAGCGTGCGCGCTAGCCCCCTTAGAATCGACGCTAGTACGACGGACGATAATACTCCCATCAATAACATCCTCATGCACCACTTCGACACGAGCGCTCCCACGCCACACAATCTTCTCTGCCTCAACCGAATCACTCGCATCCACAACCGAACGGTAGTAGACGCGCTCAGTCCACGTAACCTCGTACAACATTAGTTCTCCTCCTCATCATTATACGCCCACCACGCAGCCAGGTACTCCGCCCCACCATGCTGCGGATGAAGCATACCCTCATCAAACGTATTCTCAATCGTCAAACGATCATCATGCGCAGCCGCCTCATAAAAGTTCCAAGGATCAAACCGCAAACCAAGAGGATCATCATCATAATCACAGAACTCTACCTCGTACAACTCGTCAAAGTCATTCATAACATACTCCAATCTATAAGGGTTACTAATAGTCCTCTTCTTGCATCATATCATACATAGCATCCGCCTGTGCCCACAAATACTCATCATGCAGATAATCCTGCAGATGCTTAGGCAAATCATCAAAAGAGATATACCCGCCATGATAATCCTGCATGATCTCCTCATCATCATACATACCAACCATTATACCACACCGCCCTTTCTGAACACAAACTTGGACAAATCAACCTCGTCATTATCCCACACCTCAATATGGCCCCGCTCAGACACCTCAAACTCTAGACCATACTGTTCGCAAACACTACGAATCAAACGAATAGCCTGGACAATCTCAATCTCACGGTTACGCATGAAACGCCGCCACCGCAACGCGCTCACCAATCTCCCACGCCGCAGCATCCCGAGGAATCTGATGCTGAGCATAACTATTCCCATAGAACACCACAAGCACCAGACTACCAGTATCACGATACTGATCCACAGCCATCGGCACTACCTTATCACCCACATGAAAGTCAAAGTCTACACGATCCGCAAACGATCCACTAGACTTCTCCAACCGGCTGACAGACTCATACCCCGCCAGTACCTCTGCAACATTCTCCAACATCCTAGCCTACCTTTCCGGGCTTATGCCCACGCACTTCATCCAACGGAAGCCAACCAAACCAACCACACTCGGAACAATCAGCGAACACCATAGTCCTACCCTCAAAACCAGAAACACTATCATTCACGCGAAGCATATCAAAAACAATATTGTGCTCGCGCAAACGATTCTTTGTTCTCTGACTCTGCTTCATCACTACCCCTTTCCAATCAAGGCTAGCATACGCCTAAGCCTCTGTCAAATCATCAAACAATGCCGCACACTCATCAGCCATACGCGCAGCATCCCCAAAAATCTTAGTCCTACCACGATAATGCTGAAACGAATCCACCGTCTCCCAAATCTCGTAGAACTTATCCCGCGAATCATACGTCACTTCCACCACACCACGCGCATGATGTGCCTGGTACTTCACGGACTCAGCCATACTAATCCTCTTCCTCGCAAGTATCCTCACAATCATGCCCATAATACCACTCATTAGCATCATCCTCATCGAACAGGTCAAACACCCTGTTACATTCGGGGCACTTTGCTTTGTTACTAATATAGCCCATTATACTAGCCCAAATCACGCATGATGCCATCGTGGATACCAAGACCCAGCGCGGCCATCCGCTCGTTTTTGTACAGCCACCAACCGAACCGATCCACCACGTCACCGACGCCAATCGCGTCGGCGATGATCGCCATCCAGAATCCGACGAAGTAAAACATTTTACAAATCCTTTCTTTAGATTTTACACTCTACCAACTACAACTAGACTAGCACACATCATAACTAGCCGTCAAGTGACGGAAACCCGTCAATCCGCACCGCCACGATACGCGCACCAAACCGCAGCCTGCATATCACGCGGAGACAAACCATACTCATCCGCCAACACATTCACAGCCGCCACAATCGTAGCCCGCACGCTAGGCGTCACATCACTACCCAAATCCGCGGCCTTCGACATAATCGTATCCACCGTCACAATATCCGCGTCACACATAATGTTCCGATAGAACGCGGACACCTTAGGCCCGGACACAAGAACACTATAACGCCGCGCATCAACGGCCAAGCGTGCCCGCTTCACATTCGCAGGCAGCACACCATAACGCGCACGATACCGGCGCCGATCACCCACGCGAATACTAGCCGCATCGCCTAGCAGTAGCCTAGCCGCTCGCACATTCTGCCGCCAACGCGCACGCGGAGACAAGATCGCAACAATAGCCGCGCACCGCTGAACACTATAACCCGAATCCTGCGCCATACTGCGGCACTCTAGTAGCGCACGCGGATACCATTCCATACCCTCGCGGAATGCTCGCGCGTGCCCATACGCTGCCAGGTGCGCACGATACGCGGATACCGTAGCGTCTAGCGTACTCATCCGCGGAACTCTGCCAGCACGCCCGCAAGTTCGCGCCGGTCCAACGTCGGATCGTCGAACGCATAACCGTCCGGCGTCTCCACACCCGCCAGTCCCGCCCACGCCACGAAACCGTCCCACGAGATTCGGCGATCGTGCCCGCTAGACGCATCCACGTACGCCACGGCCTCACGATATAGCCCCTCATCGTTGCCAATCCATAGGGCTACGTTCCACGTCGCGCGGTTCGCCTTGCCATTGTAATCGTCCATCGTGCCGATCCTTCCACTATGCCGGACTATTCCGGACGTGCTAGCCGGGAATCGGACCCGGTACGCCTAAGCGTAGCACCATGCCTAGCACCTTGCAAGCCTTACGGGGTGACTAGATCAGTATGCCCCACGGTCAGCGCTATGGCATCCTGCCCATACTTGCCACAATCCAGGACCAGGCACGCGCGCAAGGCTCGCACATTGTCCGCAGGCATGTCCGCCACGTACGTCGCCGACGCTTCCGGCACGCCATCCCATTCGCCGACACTGTGCGCGGCGTTCACGTAGACGACATCCGCGAACCGGGCGAGATGTCCGCTAATCCCATCGCGGAATGCCTGCCAGCGGTCCTCCGCCATCGGCTGATCCCCTACGTTCCGGCCGATGCTGATCGTAACCGTAACCGTACTGCTAGTCGCACGATACCCGCTAGGCATTGCGCCCATCCTTTCACTATTCGGGAACATTCCCAAAATGGTACCCGGAGAATCGAACCCCGATACCTGCAGCGTAGCAGGCAGCGCCAACGTACCCGGCAAGCCTAGCCGCGCGGATCCACGCCAAGCGAATCGCAGACCCTTACCAGGGCTTCCCATGCGTCCAGCATTTCGGAACCGATGGGGCTTACTGAGTACGCGCGCCCGTTCGGCGCCATGCTGCCGAGATGCATGTCCAGTACCGCCCATGCATCTAGCACATCCTGCACCTTCGCCAGCGTATCCGCGTCCACGATGCTATGCGCCATTGCCTGTGCCATTCTGCCGATCCTTTCACTAGTCCGGACCATTCCGGAAGGATGCCGCGGGAATCGGACCCGCGCGAAGCGCCAGCGCATCCGGCAACACCTAAGCCGCGCTCGTCGTCCTCTCCTCCACATCCTGCGCGAGCAGTGCAGCACGCACTAGCAGCGTCTCCACATCCGTCGCCAGCACCTCCACGCGCCGCAACGTATCCACGTCCGCCGCGTTCACACTCTCCGCCGGATCACCGATCCACGCACGCTGCACCGCATCCAACGCCGCGGCCAGATCCTCCACCGCCGCCAGCATGTAATCGTGCGATACCTTCTCCACTGCGCCTATCCTCTCAGTCTGCCCGCAACCCGCGGGAATGATGCGCCCGGACTTGCACCGGAAACCGTGGAGCCTACCAGCCCCACAGTCGCACTATGCCGCACCGTCTCGGCTACTCATCCGGCACGTTTGGCTACAAACCCGCGTTACCGTTTCGCCTATGTCCGCGCGGTCAGCCGTCGCGTTCACCGTTTCCCAAGTGCGCCATACGCCGCCCGGGCTAGGTGTGAATCTGTGAAACTAAGCGAATCCTAGGGCACACCGTCCACCGTGTCAAGTGCCAATCCCTAACGGATCGTCGTCATCCGCAAACCCCTGCAAACAAGCCAAACACAAGGCACAGACAGACTGTTATTCTGTTGTGGATTAGCAGGTGAAAGTGTTCACAACTCTACAACTGTTTGGTTGTGGATGGTGTCGGCTGACGAGGAGACCGAACATACGTTCGCTCGCGTGGGGGGTGTATGTAACGCTCGTCGTGTTAGGCTCCCCTAACGATCAGTGTTAGGCTGCCCTAACGATCCCCCCGCTCTCCGAGCACGCGCAGGCTCCTGATAATCCGCAGCAGATTAGCGTTAGGCGACCCTAACCCCCCGTTCGCATACCCACACATGTATATATTATACCCTATTTATTTTTGGCACGGTTGGGTTTTGGTTGTGTTTTTTTTTTTGTTAACGATTGTGTTACAATGTTGTTATGGTTTTGTTTGGGGTATATAGGTGTATGTGTGTGTATTGTGTGTTTTTGTGTATTTACTTTTTTAGGTTACTGTATGTGCTTATAGTAT